TACGTTCTTTGAACCGATGTTGCTTTGCAGCGGGACATCTTCGGGTGAGATCATGTTGATCACGTCTGAAAGCTCTTCGCGAATGCCTTTCGCGTCAAAGCTAGTGAAAGTGTTTGTTACAATTGCCATAATGGCCTCCTAAAGAAGATTTTTAATTGCAGCCGCGGCATCACTGACGCGACCAGACTGTGCGCGCTGTAGCGCTTGGACACGGGCGCCCTTCGGCTTTGGCTGCGATCCGCGCGACCCTGCCTTTAACGTCTTGGATTTCGGTTTCGGCTTAGCTTTCGCCTGCGTCGCCCGGGTTTGTCCTTGATCGTATAGCATGGCCTTGCGTGCCAGTTTTACGAGCGTTGCATTTGCTAGCCCGGATATGTCTTCGGCGGAGAAACCCTCTTGCAGGAGGAAATTTCTTAGTTCGCCTGTCTCCCGCTGACGCACCTTTGTGTCGCGCCACTCTGGGATAATATCCGGCAGGACCTCGCGTTGCTGTGCAATGTATTGCTCTTGGTATTGAGCCATTTGTTGCTGTTGCATCGCTTGCATCCGTTGCTGCTCGGCTTTTACAGCTTCGATCTGCTCCTTGCGTTGATCTTGCTGCGCGCGCCACTGGCGCTCTGCCTTTGCTGCCTGTTGGGGGTCCATGTCGTACAGAGTGTCCCAATCAGGTTCTTGCTCGCTTTGCTCTAACCGTTGCTGCAATGCAGGCAATAGTTGAGCATATTGTGCCCGCTCACTCGCAATCTCATGATATTCGGCTTCCATCAGCTTTCGCGCTTCCGCCAATTCTTGTGTCTTGCGTGTGTAATCTCTCTGCCTTAGATTTCCTCGTTTCAATTCTTCAACGGTAATCTCTTCGCCGTCTACCTCAACCGTCGCGGCCAGTAGGTCGAAAGATGCGTCGTCGTCTTGATCCTCGTAGTCTTCGGTTTCAAGTTGAACCTCCTCGTCCCCTTGCGGCTCAGATTGTGGTTCATAGGCCTCTTCGACAAATTCCTCTGTCGCTTCGACCTCCGGCGCTTCAGGCTCAGTCGCGGTATCCTCTTGGGGCGCGAGTATGGCGCTGATTGCTTGTTGAGCGCTGTTCAGATCAGTCCCTCGCGGGTTGTTGTCTTCTGACATCTCATTAACTCCATATTATGCGGCTATTTCTCTCGTTTTTCAATAGTCGCGTTGTCCACCATTGCTCGGAGCGATTGGCGCACCGTCTCAACCCCCCGCAATGTCATGTAAATGGCCTCCCGGCCCTCTCTATCGTCTAGGGCAGTCGCCTCGAACTGCACCCAGCAATCCCCTTTAATCTCATCCAAAAAACGGCTCAGGTCAGTGTCGTCCAGGAGGCGCTTAGCCTCCTGCCCGTCGTCTATGATCTGCTGCTTACTCTTCATCATCGTCTATCGCGCCTTTAATGACCTCTGTCTGCGCCCGCAACATCTCACGGTTCATCGCTAGCTGCGCGCGGACGTCCTCGACGTTCAGCTGCGTGCCGTACTTAGCTTGCAGCTCCTCCGCCTTAACGAATAGCTCAGCGTCTAGCTCGTCACGCTTACGGTCGTCGTCCATCATCATCTTTTCGCGTTCCAGCGTCAGCTCGGCTGCCTTTTTCTGGATGTCCGCTTGGATCTGTTGGATCTGAACCATGATCAACTGTTCATTTATGTCCGGCTTATCTTCTTTAGGCGGCGCCTGATACTGCGTCGGGTCTGACCAGAATTGCGACGCGTCCTTGAACCCGGCTAGCTCCGTCATCGCTTTTAGCGTGTTCGATAGCTTGGCCATGTCTGTCAACGGATTGACAGGACCCATTGTCGAGATTGCCTCTTTCTGCATGTCGCCGATCTGGCGTAGCAGCATCATCCGCTCAGTGTCCGTTCCGCGGCCTAGGCCGACGTTGATTGAGACGTCCATGTTGGCGTTCCACACGCGCGGATCAATTGGCACAAATTCATTTGTCAGGCGAACCATGCGCGGCTGATCCTGGTGCGTCGTGATCAGGTTTAGCACGATCTTGTAGAGCTGCTTCATGCCTGTCTCTGCAAAGATACGCGCAATCAGCTCAATGTGTTGCTGTGCGGCGCTCACAGTGGCGTTAACGGCCGCTGCGGTGGATGATTGCAATGCGCTAGCGTCTAGCCCCGCAGAGGCCTTTGAGATGCCTGTGCGGCTCTCCTTGACCTCGTCCATATACTTCAACACTGGGAACGCTTGCTGCCCAACAAACGGCATTGTCATGGGCTGCACCTGTCCGGCAGCTCTCTGGCGGATCACGCTGCCAACCTCAGTCGACAAAACGTCTTCCAGGTTAACCATACCCTCAACCACAGCTACGCGCGGGTGAATTGACATGGACAAGCTGTCTAGCGTGTTGCGCATGATCGACGATTTGATTTTCTGGATATCCATGACGGCGTCCGCCACTGACATGCCAAAAAAGTCGTGCGCCTCTGGATCGGGACAGAACGACGCGAACGGCACAATCGAGCAGGGTTCGTTCATTAGGATTTCGTTTGCGTCACCCGCGGTGCAAATTTTACGCAGCTCCGCGATGCCGTCGCCGTCGTAGTCCACCTTGATGTAGTTTTCCACATACAACACCTTGCGCATCGCAGGATCGTCGCGCTCGTTCATCTCGTTGATTAGGGATGGGTTGCGCGTGTGGCGTTCGACGTTGCGATTCATGTCGTCATGCGCTGAAGCTAGCCCCTCAGCCTCCTCGGCCGCGTATCCCATCGCAACCAGCTCAGACACGGTCACAATTCGGCGGTGCGCCACATAGTCAGACGTCGTGATGTCCTTCGCCTCACGCGAGATCAGAAACTCTTCCGGGGGCACCGCCTCTAACTTCACACGGCCATCAGGGTATGTATAGCTAACGCGCGCGGAGTGCATCATGGGCGCGGGCAGGATTTCCCCGGTCATAGGGTCAAAGTCGGGATCGCCGATAGGCTCAGACGCGACGATTGATATCTCGGCGTCAGGATCCGCGTACAGCGCCGCTAGCGCGGCGTCATCGAGGCCGGTGAGGTCTGACGTCTCAATGCGCGTCTGGTCGTCCCAGTAACACTTCAAAATGCCAACCTTGCGGATCAGCGCGTCCTTGAACGCGGCGTGCATGTGCAGGAACCCGTTGTTGTCGCGGTTGATGATGTAGTTTGCGTATTGCGTCGCCTGCTTAGCCGCGGCGACGTCTTCTGGCCCCTGGGGCGCGTATTCAACCGTGTTCTCGGTACTGTGGAAAATGCGCATCAGCGACGGCATGATCGCCTGCACGGTGTCGCGCACGTCCATACTGACCACTTGGCTGCGACCCTCTTCCTCGTTGCCGAACGGATCGCCTCGGTAATATTCTGTCGCAACGGCGCGCATTGGCGACACATAATTATCCGCGTAATCAATGGCGTCCTCTAGCTCCTTGCCGACGATGCCTTGCAGCTCATCATCGCTCATTGCGTCGGGGTTCATTTCGGCTTCTAGCTGCGCCGCCAATTCGGAAATTTCGTAGTCCATTATTTTTCCTTACTTGTTTGCGCGGACGCTAGACCGGCACCTGTTACACCTAGGAGGCCCGCAGTCGCTCCTGCGCCTTTAGCTATTGACCGACGTGGGCCACTATAGTCAACCCATGACGGCTTAGAGCCGCCGCCAAATTTACGCGCCTCAGTGATTATCAAATTACGCGCCTCTTCGCCAGTAATTTGGCCCTCGTCTTTCATCCGCCAAATAGTGCGGGCGACGTTTACAAACGGGCTGTTGCCGCGCAGCGTGGACGGGATCAGCGCACGCAACTGCTCCCATGTGATAGATTGCATTTGGCGTGGCAGCCAATCACCTTCAGCTTTTTCTGCTGCGCGTTTTGTGGCGTCAAAGTGCAAACCATAGGCTCCGCCAATCCCGCTATCCTTACCGCCAGTTGCCGACCAAGGCATACCCGCCTTTGGAACTGATTGCCCCGATAGACCATGCAACACCTCTGGTGCTGATGACCCATATGGCATTAGTAGGCCGCCAGCGATCTGGTGCGTGTCCGCAGTGACGTCAAAAGGGCTTTCAGGTGTTAGTATGTTGTTGAAGAAATTTCGCACCTTATGCTCAGATCCAAGCTCTTTTGAAATTGAATCAAGTTTGCCGTCACCTTCCATAATGCGTATTGCCTTAGCAATGTTGCTAAAATTTTGGTGAACTAGAGCTGCTGTGTCTCCATCTTTTTTACGCACATAGTCCAGAATATCACCTTCGGGCGAAACCTCGCGGAAAGCGTTTCCAAAATGCGCTTCATCATACGCGCGCAGCCACATTGCTTTCTTTAGGTCCGTGTCCATTTCGCCCCAAGGCGCGCCGCGGATTTCGTCGTACAAGTCAGAGCGCGTCCATGCAGTTTTTCCCGCTTTATCTGGCGCCTTTGTCTGAGATACGACATCCATCTCATTGGACCATTGCGAATTTGGGCTTAATTCGTCCATATGCTTCATCAAACGCTCGCCTAGCGCGACGTTTTGATACCAATCTTTTTGAGGTGACAGAAAAGCGAGAACACCGGCTGCTTTTTCTTTTGTAGAATTGAAGCGCCCAGCCAGCTCGTCAGCAATTCGACTTGCGCCGTCGTACCACTTAGAACTTGATTCTGTTATTCCCGCTTCATCCGCCAAATCATACAAACTGATGATGTTGTCGCTCATATGCTCAATGATGTTTTCAGATGTCTCAACTGGATCCTCCGAAAGCAGGCCACGCATACCAGGGTATGTTTCGGTCATCATCTGCATGTTTTTCGCTGCGCTAGGATTGCGCAAAAACGCCTCGGTGTCAGATACAAGACTGTCTGCAAACGGGTCCTCAGTTGCGCCTTTTCCGCTTGGTAGACGCGTTGATACGCGCTGGAAATCGCTAGGCTGCAATGGTTTATCTGGGGACGGCGTCATGCCTGGGATCGGGTTGCTATAGAGCGTTGGCATTTCGCCGGGCTGCGTCAAGCGATCTTTTACGACGTTTCCTGCATAATTTACACCAGTGCTAAACCCTTGGAACGCCTCTTGCGCTGCTTGCGCCGCAGGCATACCGATTTTATTTGCGACCGCCAAAGGCGCTGCAATACCAGCCGTCCCGGATAACGCCTTGCCAATCCCGCCGACAACTTGCTCCGCAGACGCACCAGGCGTTAACGCCTCTTCAAACCCCATCACGGCGCCCTCATACGACGCCTGTGGTGTAAGGGATCCCGCAAAATTCGCCGCAGGGCGTAGATTTGGTGGGATGTAGTAGTTTAGCAATTTGTTTAGCTGCGCGCGGCGTTCCTCGCCACGGCGGCGCGATATAAACTCTGACAATGTCGACATCAGTCTAGCAATCCTATTGGTCTAAGTTTTGGTCGGGGCGACGTTGTTCCGGGGCGCAGTTTTGGGCGCGGAGATGATGGCGTAAGGCCGTACATATCCAAACCAGAAAACTTTTTGCCGTAGTCCGAAATTTTCGTGCCAAATTTGTCTGCGGGGTCATATTGACCACCTGTCTCAAGAAACTCGCGCATCCCCAGGCGTCCGCCTAGGTGCGCCATGCCCGTCAATGCCGCCGGGTCAATGTCTACGCCTCCGACGTTCTGGCCGATGTAGTAGTCCAACCCGTTGTCGACGACGTATTTCATTATATCGCCCTCGTGCCAATCCATGACCTCTTTTTGGAGGGCGGGATCGCGCAAAAACTCATCGCGGGTGAATTTCTTTCCCGTTTCTTTCTTAAAATCTTTTAGGCGTGCATCACTGAACTGGTAAAACCCCGCCATGCGACGGCCGTCCTCTAGCTCTAGCAACGTGTTGCTGATGCCGCTGCTCTCGCTGTCGCGCATTGCCTTACGAAAATCGGTATCCATCACCACTTAACCTTATCTGCCCAGTATGCCGCGGACATTTTACCCTTTGCTATGTTTTTCGCGTGACGCGCTTTAAAAGATTTTTTGCGTGCCTTTTCAGATGCCGTTTTAGGGTTTTTCCCAGCGCCAGACACGCCTTGCTGACCAAAACGTATAGTCTTGACCTTGTCGCCCTCTTTAGCCACGACGACGTGCGATTTTGTCGGGTGTTTTGGCGTTCTCTTTGGCTTGTTATAGCCAGATACGCCGACGCGAGATAGCCTAGCATCT